TATTCCTATTTTGGTATAGTATTTAGTTGACTTTTTAATGTGCGTAGTTTATAATAACTTATTAGAGGACTCTTCAAGGATGACAGCAAAAGTAAATTACCTAAACAACAAGGACATGTTGTTAGAAATACACAGATCAAAAACTTCATATTGCAGTTTCACCGATCCAAAATATCATCAATACGATATCATTTTACCTAGCGTGGATAAAATCAATATCAGAACAATAGCAGAAGCCAAACGTAATCAAGCCAAACGCATAGGCGATTTGGAATATGCAACCCGTAAAAAAGCCGGAGAAAAAGTCAAACAAGCAGATTGCGAAGTGGACTATAAAAAGATCCAAAAGACAGATATTGTGTTTAGGATCATGACGTTTGATCATATTCCTCTCAACAACACTCGCAAAAAGAATCCCAAGAGCCTAGCTGACCATAGAGACAAAGTTAATTTTCCACCGTTTCAACATTGGAAGTTCAATGATGCGGATGAGTTAATCTGTGTGGGCAAGAGTCATTGGAAAGGCACATTGGACAAAGGACACTTTGATAAAGATGCGGGCCAAATTACTAACACCTTAGCTAGAATGATGTTAAAATTATGTGAGAGGTATGCTACTCGCGGCAACGTTCGTGGCTACACATACAATGACGAAATGAAGGGTCAAGCTATTTTACAGTTAACACAGATTGGATTACAATTTGACGAAAGCAAAAGTGATAATCCGTTTGCTTATTTTACCGCGGCTGTGACCAATAGTTTTGTTCGTGTTATCAACATCGAAAAGCGCAATCAAAATATACGAGATGATATTTTGGAAATCAACGGCATGAATCCTAGCTATTCAAGAACTGGTGCTGGCGAACATGCGGCGGCGTTGAAACGACACAACGAGGAAAATACTAGTGAGTAATTTGTTTAAAAAAGTAGCTTGTTTTACAGATATACATTTTGGATTGAAATCCAACAGCAGTGTACATAATCAGGACTGCGAAGATTTCGTAGACTGGTACATTGCCAAGGCCAAGGAGGAAGGCTGTGACACTGGAATTTTTATGGGTGATTGGCATCACAATCGGAACAGTCTTAACATCACTACTATGGACTATAGCCTTAGGGCCTTAGAAAAGCTGGGTCAGGCGTTCGATCAATTTTACTTTTTCCCTGGTAATCATGATCTATATTACAAAGACAAGCGGGATATCCATTCAGTCGAGTTCGGCAAATACATACCTGGAATTACTGTGGTACATGAACCTACTACCGTTGGCAATGTTACATTGTGCCCGTGGCTGGTCGGCAACGAGTGGAAAAGTTTAAAGGGCTCCAAGAGCAAATACATCTTTGGACACTTTGAATTGCCACTGTTCTATATGAACGCCATGGTACAAATGCCAGACCACGGAGAACTACAGGCCGCTGACTTGCGTGGCCCAGATTATGTGTTTTCTGGGCACTTTCACAAACGTCAACAACAGGGCAATGTGGTGTATATCGGCAATGCATTTCCGCACAACTATGCAGACACATGGGACGATGAGCGTGGCATGATGATTTTGGAGTGGGATGGTGTTCCACAATACCATACTTGGAATAATCAGCCCACGTTCCGTACATTGAAACTCAGTGAACTAATCGACGGTGCAGACACAATTATTAAAACCAAGCAACATTTGCGTGTTACCTTAGACATTGATATCACCTACGAAGAAGCCAGTTTTATCAAAGAAAAATTTATATCAGATTATGACATTCGTGAACTTACACTGATTGCTGAAAAGAAAGATATTGAAATCAATACCAATATCGACATCCAAGCATTTGAAAGTGTGGATCAAATTGTGTCCAGTCAGATTATTAACATCGAGAGTGACACTTACGACAAGAATACTTTGTTGTCAATTTACAATAGCCTATGATCAAGATAAAAGAATTAACAGTTAAAAACTTTATGAGTGTGGGCAACCAGACTCAAGCAGTGAATTTTGCACAGCAAAACTTAACACTGGTGCTGGGTGAGAACTTGGATCAAGGCGGCGACGATAACGGAAGCCGTAATGGTACTGGTAAAACTACCATCGTAAATGCACTTAGCTATGCACTGTTTGGCAATGCTTTAACTAATATTAAAAAAGACAATCTCATTAACAAGATCAACAACAAGGGCATGTTGGTTACTTTAGGTTTTGAAAAAGACGGCTTAGACTATAGAATTGAACGTGGTCGTAAACCCAACGTGCTAAAGTTCTTTGTCAACGATCAAGAGCAAGAAACTGCCGAAACAGATGATGCACAAGGCGACATGCGTGAAACCCAGAAGGACTTGGATGACTTGCTGGGCATGAGCCACGACATGTTCAAACATGTGGTTGCTCTTAACACCTATACTGAACCGTTTTTGTCAATGCGGGCCAATGACCAACGTGTGATCATTGAACAATTGCTGGGAATTACTATCCTAAGTGAAAAAGCAGAGAGCTTGAAAGAAATGATCAAGCTGACCAAAGATCAAGTCACACAAGAAACTGCCAACATAGAAGCCGCACGTAAAAGCAATGAGAAGATACAGGTCAGTATCGACGGATTGTTGACTAGACAAAGTGCTTGGAATAATCAGCACCATCAAGAGATAGAAAAAATCGCTCGTGCTATTATTGAGTTAGAAGGTGTTGATATTGAATCTGAACTGGCCAAACATGCTGAGCTCAAAGCATACGAAGAAAAAGCGGCCAAGCTGAAAAGCCTAAACAAGGAGCGGGCCACGCTCGACAGCGCGACAGCGCAAGCGGAGCGAAGTGTAAAAAAGTACGCGAGCGAGCTTGCTAAACTGCAAGATAAAAAATGTCACGCTTGCGACCAAGAACTGCATGATCACAAGCATGGAGAAATGACTGCTGAAGCCACAACTCATTTGGCCGAAGCACAACGATACTTTGACAAAGTGGCTGCTGACACAGTCAAAATTACTCGAGAAATTACAGCTATCGGTGAAGTGGCAGCTCGGCCTAACACCTATTATGATACAGTTGAGCAAGCACTCAAACATCAAAACAATCTAAAGAGTTTGGAAACTCAGTTGACTATCAAGGATGGGGAAACAGATCCTTACCAAGAACAAATTGATGAGTTGACTGATACTGCCATGCAGGAAATCACATGGGACCTTGTCAATGAACTTAACACGCTTAAGGATCATCAAGAGTTTCTATTAAAATTGTTGACGAGCAAGGATTCGTTTATCCGTAAAAAGATCATAGATCAAAACCTAGCATACTTGAATAACAGGCTTACATATTATCTCGATAAGATGGGCTTGCCTCACACAGTCATGTTCAAGAACGATTTGACTGTGGAGATCACCCAGCTGGGGCAAGATTTAGATTTTGATAATCTAAGTCGAGGTGAGCGGAATAGACTTATCCTTGGTTTGTCATGGAGTTTCCGTGATGTATGGGAAAGTTTGTACCAGCAGATCAACTTGCTGTTTGTGGACGAACTTATTGACAACGGCTTGGATGCGGCGGGTGTAGAAGGCGCACTGGCAGTACTTAAAAAGATGAGCCGTGAACGCAAAAAGAACATTTTCTTAATCAGTCACAAGGACGAATTGATTGGTCGTGTGAACAATGTATTGAAAGTTATCAAAGAAAATGGCTTTACCAGCTATGCCAATGACCTAGAGATCAATGAGTAAACATGTCCGGCCGTCATCAGAACAAAATGAGGAAAGTCATGAACGTCTCATGACGGCTTTCAAAGAGTATTTCAAAGAAAATCAAAAGTGGCAGGCTCGCGGCACCAGACGAGCAGGAGAGAACATGCGCTACTGGTTGGCGCAGATTAGAATTATAGCCCGTGAACGCAGGGAACATGTGCAACAGTATCGTGTTTGGCTGGATCAGGACAAGGCACAACGCAAGGCAAACCAAGAGGCAAGGGGTGACCAAGATGATTAATATACATATATTATGTCTTGGTACTACGAAAATCAACTTATAGAAACGTTGCCCGAAGAGTGTGTTGGGTTTGTTTATCTTATAACAAACACACTTACAGGGCGTATGTACATAGGCAAAAAACTAGCAAAATTTTCTAAAACTACTTATAAAACAGTAAAATTAAAAAACGGCACTAAGAAAAAAAAGAAAATCCGCGGTAAAATTGATTCGGACTGGCGCACCTATTATGGTTCTTCGGATGAATTGCTCAAGGATATCGCGCAGTTAGGTCAAGAAAACTTTCGGCGAGAGGTGCTTTTCTATTGTAAAAGCAAAGCTGAAACGTCATATATAGAGGCTCGTGAACAATTCAGCCGTCGTGTGCTGGAGTCAAAAGACTATTATAATGGTCAAATCTCCGTGCGTGTACACGGTTCACATATACTCAAATCATAATAAACTAGGCCCGTAAATCACCAAATAAGCCCGCACAGGCGTTGATAGTGTGCCCTGAATCCGTTCTGATGTGTGACGGCAAGGTAGTTCTGCTTGGTGACAGAGATGTTGATTAGTATCCTTTACAGGACCTTGACGGAACGTGCCTACAGAATCCGTTTAGTCAACAGCAAAAATTTTCCAGGCTAAAAGAGGGGTAGTGGCCCCACGGTTTACAGCATGTTAGCGTATGTTGCAAGCCCGCCGTCATATAAAGACAGCATGAGTAGGTACCGGATGACCGCCTACGTTTTAGTGCTAACGCTAAGTGATATTGTTCGACTCAGATAATGTCCAAAACAACTTTGCCCGCCAGGGCAAAGTGTGACTGAACGATCTAGATAATATCTTAACGCTTCGCGTT